TATGAGAGTAATTCTTGTAGAAATGATTAATGGTATTCAACTAGGCATTGAGCATGTTACTGGAGATGATGATGAGGATTATGAAAACCTCATTGCTCTAAACATCCTGTGCTTTAGGTTTATCTTTATGAAGATGAAAGAAGAATAGGCAAAAAAATAGCCCCCTTGGAGCAATCCTTGGGGGCTTTTTTTATTTCTGGAAGTACTTAGCTGCCCAAGTACCCAGTTGTTTAAGTTTGTCTGAACCAGAATTTATCATATTATCTATGGGATCAGTCTTAGGAGCTTCCTTTGCAGGAGCATTATCACTCTTAAGTGCTCGTTTAGCTAAGTCAAGCAAGATAGCTTGTTCAGTAGCCATAGTGGCATCTAGATGAGGAGTTCCTTCAAACTCACCTCTATGAGGATAATTCATATTTCCTACTCCGAATGCCCTAGCTTCACCAGGACTTCTACGATATCTACTAAGGTCTCCTAAAGGAATCTTAGTTTCTTCATTAAGCTTTTGGTGTGCTTCTAAAAACTGACGTTCTTGTGGAGTCATACTACTACCTTTTCTTTGAGTAGTAATTTTCTGACCTTCTAGAATGCTATCTACTGCATGCTGTAACTCATGAGACACGGTGCTTTTTGGATCATCTGCAAGAGGGCTAAGCCTAATACGGTTTTCCCACCCATTATAGTTTCCATTAATACCTATTGGTAAATCGTACATTTCGATTTTAGGGGTTCTATTCATATCACGAAGATATGAGTATTGTTGCCCCATAGTCTCATTTGGATTATTAAGCTGCTTTTTAAACAGTTGCTCTAAATCAGACATTACTGGGTCCTCCGTTGTAAGCTACGCAGTTGAGGAATCTTGGTAGAAGCAGCTTGACGCAATAACAAGAAGTCTTGTGGAGACATGTTCTGTTCCAAAGCCATCTTATTAAGTTCTGTTTCAAAGGTCTTGGGATCGCCTTGACCTGTCTTAAAGTATTTATCCAAAGTCTTCTGGTCTATTGGACGATTACGGAATAAGTCTTGTGCAATGGTTTGCATCGCAGAAGAACGGAACTCAGCATAAGCAGAATCTAGTTGTGCTTGTTGGTATTGTTTCTGCTTTTGAGCAGATTCATTAATACCAGTAAAGCCAATCTTCTTCAATAAAACATCGGTATCATTACGGACAGCCGTAGGCTTGAGCTTTTCAGGGTTCTTGCTATATGCCAGTCCATTCTTCTGATACCAAGCAACGTCCATAGGTCCTTGTAGGACAGGTGGAGCAAGGTTAATTGCTGCTGACTTCAGGTTTTCCTCTGAAGGATTCAGCACAGCACGACCCGTTGCCTTACCCATTTCATACAACTTACCACCACCAGCAAAGGCTGCATCAGCTGCGCTAGAAGGCAAGACATCTCCCAGTCCTGTACGGGTACTTAAATCCACACCAAGCATGGTAGGAGCGCCATGAGACAGGGCATAAGTACCATTAGGTCCTAGGGCCTTACCTACCTGTTTAGAGGCATCCATGACGTCTAGGGACAGGCTACGAGGGGTTCCCATCTTCTTGGTAATATAGTCGTACAACATCTCCCATTGAGAGAAGAATGGTAGTCCCATAACACCAGCAACAGCAATTGTTGTAGCCATCTGGGTTAAGATGGGCATGGCATTAGCGTCATTCCCAAGTTCTCTGGCAAACAAAGCCCAACGGCTAATTTCATTATGTCCAAAGCTCTTCAAGTTATAAGCCAAACTTCCAATAGGACCTAGGGCATTATAAATTGCTGGCTTCTCTAGAGCACTGTAGTTGACCATAGCCATGTCGGTAAACCGATGAGCTTGCTCGTATAAACCCTTTTTAGGGGTTAAACCAGCCTCATGGAGCATACTAACCAAGCCCATGTACACCATACTACGAGTTCCTGTTTCCAGGGCTGCAGCAGGAGCTTGTGCTAATGAACTGGTGTAATACTCAGCACCCTTAGAAATCTGGGTGGAGTGTTGCACCATGTCTGTAGCATACACATGGTTATCCTTGGCATACTTAATAGCGCCTTCCATTACAGGACTAATCTTTTGACCCAGTTGGTCTTTAATCAAAGCCATGCTACCTTCAGCCATGTTAGCATAGCCAAAGCCTGTTAACCCTGTAGCACCACCACGTCCACGTAGGAACGCTGCCATAGCAGGCATTGCTGTGATAGGCTGAATAAGCTGCAAGGTTAAGAACGCTGGACTTAGGGACAACATAGCAGTGTTAGCTGCTAAACGGGCATATCCTAGGGCAGCACGTGGAACGGATGGACCAACTCCAATAGCACCAAAGGCAGCATTCATTACATCACCAACTGCCTTACCCATACGGCTAGGATTGATGCCTAGGGCATTCTGCATGTAGTCATCAACTAAGCGGATAGCATTAGACTGATTCTTAACCACTTCAGGATTACGTAACACATCGTTTACATCCTTAGCAGCCTTAGACAGATGACCCCAAGTAAGACCGCTCTCAATGTAGCGTACTTGGTTCTCAAAGAATGCACGAGCATTCTCTTCTGTACTTTCCCAGAACTTACGTCCTTCCATACCAAAGACACCCTTCTTCTGCATGGTGTGCTTTTGCATACCTAAGTAGTTAGAAGGATCGTCATTAGACACTTGACGCAGTGTTTCTACAAACTCTTTAATATGAGGATTGTCCTCACCCAAGGTTGCTAAAACATCTTGGAAAGCTTCATGTGGAGTACCACGAGCAGAACGTGAAGTCTTGCTCATGTCTTGTAAAGGACCAAACTGGAGAGTTGGGTCTTTAGCTAACACTTTCTTTTCCAAAGCAGACAAAGAACGTTTACCAATGTTCTTGGTGTCAGCACCAATTACACCAACAACTTCTTGCTTACCATCAACCATCTTGTAAACAACCTTACGGAAGTCACCAGTCATGTTCATGGCAGAATAGGCTTCACGAGCAGCAATAGGTTTTTTACCTACAGACTCACGGGCAACGTTAATTTGTTTAAGAACATCATCCATGGTATGCTGATGCATCTCAATAAACACTTGCACCTTCTCAGATAAACCATACTTCTCCATCATAGCAGGAGTAATCTCTACCTGATGCTTGTCAGCAAGGTTTAGCACTTCGTAGGCTTTAGTTCTTTCTGCAGTAGACAAGTCACGTAAAGCACCGAGGTAGTTGTTGTGCAACTTCTCGGTTACTTCTGAACGAGCAACGTTCTCTGCTTGTAACAATCTGTCTACACCATAGTGAACAACAGGATTGTTAACCTTAGCCTTGAGGTAAATACCACCCTTAGTAAAGGCATTAGCACCTTTTTGTACCATGTTCTGAGACACGTCAGGAGCTGTCTTAGCCAATGCTACAGCCTCATCAGGAGACGTAATCATGGCATTGCCAACTTCACGTAACTTGTCCCCAATACCTGGAACTCTGTTCAAAGGATTGTTAGGAGTAAATTGTAAAGCTTTAGCTGCAGTGAGTTGTTGTGTATCATGTACACCTTTCAAAGCACCAGATTCGACAATAGCCTTACCTAATACTTTAAACATCTCAGGGTCCATACCACCCTTTTGATTTCTCAGCTTGTTCAAAGCACGGGTAGCCTTAGCCTTTTCTTGTGGAGTCATCTCTCCCCATGTTTTATGGGAAGTGCTCTGTAAGACTTCGTGAGCACCAAACAAATCACCTTGACCACCACCAGGATGGTTTAAGTAATCTTGGTAGGCAGCTTTCATGTCTTCAGGAAGATTGAATGCTGTACCAGGTTCTTTAGCAAGATTCTCTAAAGTCTCTTTAAATTCATTAAATGTAAATGGACGAACACCTTCTGGTGTCTGTGCAAACACTTCTTCATATGCACGATGCATATTAGTGTGTGGCTCAAACAAAGAGGCTTGTTCACCTGCGCCAGCAGCCTGTGCCAATTCGCTGTCGCGTTCTTGACGTTTCTGCTTAGCAGCTTCTTCTTGAGCTTGTATATGTTCTTTGTATCCTGTAGGAGCAGCTTCTCTACGCTGCAATTCAGCAGCATTGAGTTCTGGTCGAGCTACACGGGCTACCTCAAACTCCATTTGTTTCTGACGTTCATCCAAGATGTCTTGGGCAGCACGTTGTGCTGGAGTAGAGCGTTCTGCTGTTAAGTCCTTAGCCATTTGAGTCATAGGAGTAAACTCTTCTGCAGGAGCAAAAGGTTCTCCACCCAAGTCCCGTGTCATACGGTCCATTGGGGACTCTTTAGTCATACCAGCAAACTGTTCAGGCATTATGGATGGTGTAGGGGCAGCTGCTTGAGCAGCCATGTCAGCATCAATGGCGTCGTTAGACAATCCATTCTTGTCCATCTTAGCACGAACAGATTCAGGAGTTATGTTACGAAGTCCTGGGTCAATGGTTTCAACAACCTTCTTAAGACCTTTACCAACATACTTAGCGCCAGGAATACCAACTCCATAGCCTAAGATGTCAGCACCGAGCATACCCATACCAGCGACGTTGGGAGTAGCGCCAGCTTCTTCTGCTTTCCTGCCTAGGTACTCAATACCCTGTCCAGGAAGGCTGGCAAGTTCCATCATCTTTTTGTAGCCAGCATTCTCTTCGATACCAGTCATCTTACCAATGGATGGGGCAACATCTTCCATAGCCTGTTGACCAGCAGTACGCAACTCTTTGAAGTTCATTTCAGGAGCAGCCATTTTAGCCATACCTGTGGCAGCAAGACCTACAATACCTTTAGGAATGCCGTACAAGACGTCTCCAAGGGCTGTAAAAGCCCCTCCAGTGTCCTTAATAAGATTACCCGCACCTGTAAGACCTTGCTCAATGAGACCAGGTTCCTCAGCTTTTGTTGTTTGTCCTAAATGACTCTTAATCTTGGCAATAGCCTGTTCATTAGACAAGCCGTCAGGCAGGTCATAATGTTGTCCTTCATATTGGTATACAGGCATTGATTTTCCTTATTTAAGTACAATGGGATTGGCTGAAGTTCCTAAAGCAGGACCACCTGCAATAGGTGCACTAGCTGATGTACCTGGTTTATTTTGAATATTAATGGAACCATCTACCGCTGAAGGAACAATTCCTGGAGCGCCTACAGCACGGTTCGCAGCATCTTCAGCAGCACGTTGACGAGCTTGTGCAGCACGGGTTTTATATTGTTCTGCCATAACTGTGTCACCAGCAGCATCAGCTGCATAGTAAGCAGACTCTAAGATTTCAGCAGCTTGTTGAGCATTACGTACTTTAAGCAACGAAGAGTTGACATCAGTGGCAACCTTGTTCTTGTTGTACTTACCAGCATCAATACGCATTTGCTCCAAGTCTCTCTGAGATTGAGCTTGAATCTTCATTCCATCAATGTGTGAACGATAAGATTCACCTTGCTGAATGATTTTATTTCTAAAAGCATCTAAGGCTTGTGGAAGTTTATCAGGAGGAATCTGAGAGGTTTGTTGCCAAATGCTTTTAACAGCAGGATCGTTAGCATCTATACCGTTTTGTTGTGCAAAGTTGGCAAGCCAAGCATGACGAGCAGGAGCAGGAATGTTAACCAGTTGAGCTGAAGCAGCTCCCATCAATTTACTAAAAGCATCTGTCTTTTTAACAGCACCTTCCAGTTTACCAATGGCTAAATCATTCTTAGCTTTTTCAAGTTCAACAGTACCTTTTTCATAGTCCTGCGTGCTCTTGTCAATACTCTGTTTCTTGCTTTGCAATTCTAATGGATGCAACTCGGCTTGTTGAGCTGTCTTCTGCATAATCTCATCCATCTGAGCTTTGCGATAAGCTTCCATAGACTTTTGCTCATTTGCTGCATCAGCCATCTGCATGCCTGAAACTATAGCCCCACCAGCGGGGCCTAGGTTCTGGAACATAGAACTTAAATCCATATTGTTTCCTTACGTTTTAGCAGAATATGCTGCCAGAGCCAATGGAGTGTTAAACATTCCGTATTGGTTACCTAATGCTTGATTGCCCAAAGCATTCTGTGAGCTTTGTAGATTACCAATAGCACCCATACGGAGCTTGGCAATAGTAGCTGCGAGGTCATTAGCACGTGTGCCATACTGACTATTACGTCCAGCAGCAGCATCTTTACGAGCCATTTGTTGTGCTAGTAAATTATACTCAGGAGAACCTGGAGTATATGTATTCATGATGTCAGCACGGTTTTGGTTGTACATATCCTGCTGTGCTTTAGCCATTTTCTGTTTAGCATACATATCGTATAAACTACCAGCAGCATACATAGATGGTATTGGGTTCTTAGACACAGTATCATAAGCACTCTTAACAGCACCCATAGGGTTGTTCATTAAGTTGCTTAATGAGAATGGGGATGTAGATGCTGCAGGAGTTGTTGCACCAGCAAACATACCTTCAGAAGGAGCACCTAAACCTAAACCTTCACTACCATAACCCAAGCTTGTGCCAGCACCCATTGTGCCTTGCATACCTACGCCACCATTAGCAGGAACATTTCCTATACTAGAAAGACCTTGACCAGTAAAAGTATTACCATTGATGTAATTTTGTCCTGCTAAACCAGCTTCTGGAGCTTGTAAAGAAATTCCTTTAGCCGTAACATCACCAAAATTACTACCTTGGCTAACTCCTGGAATAGCTTCTTGTGTTGGTGTCATTCCACCTGACTCTGGAACACCTTCAAAAGTGCTAATGTTGTTCTCGAGTCCTGGAACAGCATTACCTGTAATGGAGGCTACATCTGTAGCACTTTGAGTAAATGGAGCAAGATTGCTCATAAACTCTGAGCCTAACGTAGTACCAGCTCCACCAAGAGAAGCTAGATAATTACCAGTTCCTGCAGCTCCTAAGCTAGCATCGGTAGCACCTAAGCCAATACCAGCACCAGCTGCTTCTCCAGCACCCATGGCTCCTAAACCTTCTCCTGCGCCTGTAGCAGCCATGTCTCCTAGGAAAGCATCTCCAGCTAGGGCTTCGCCACCAGCTTCAAACAATAACGGTTCAAATCCTGAGCACATTATGCAATCTCCTTGTTGAATACGTATCCCATAGTGTTATATCCTAAACGGGTATACATACCCTGTACTTTGTCCATGTTAATACCAGTCGTATGACCGATGACGATTGAGGTTGCTTTGTTGTCTTTAGACCACTTCTCAAAGTTCTTGAATAAGCGGACAAACAATATTGAACCACGATGTTCTGGCTTTACAAACATTGCCATGTCGCCAGCAGTAAGTTCATCAGAGAAATATTGTTCACTAATTCTACCAAGGATACCACCTTCGATGACACCGTTGTTTTTAGAATAGGTTAAGAACATTCTGTTAGGATGAGTTTTAGTAGCTAACAAAATCTTGCTCATCTTAGAGCGGTCAAACTTTTTGTTTTTAAAATGAGGAGATTCTTGGTGCATTTGCTCAGAAATGTCCAAGAGTTGTTGTAAGTCCTCATCCATAAGATGTGTATAAATCATGTTAAGAGTACCGATTTCATTGTACCACCATCATTGGTCCAGAGTTTAACCAATCCAGTGGTTGTGTTTTTATACACAGCTGCTTTACTAGCAGCAATATCAGATGTAGTTGGATCACTAGATTTGCTCTGAACAGATAATAAATTAGCTGATCCTGTAGTGTTTTGATTCCATGTAGGTACTGTTCCTGATAGTTTACTGTAATCTATTGAAGTAATCCAAGCAGGGTTTGAATACGAACCAGTTGTATAAACTCCATTAGTTACTGTACCAGCATTACCAGAAATGTTAGGAAGGGCAGTTACATTTGTTGCTTCACCAGCAGAAATGTGATATTGTCCTGTACCCAATATATTAGTTAGCAGTCCGTGGTTCTTATTTTGTAAGTCAGCAATGGAGCTACCAGCTTTGTTGATAAGGTCCCATGAAACAGAACCTTGCGTATTTAGTAGAGTATAAAGCTGGTTATACCATGCTGTCCAAGCAAAGTCTCCAGCTCCCGCTCTTGTTGGAGGGGGAGGAAGTCCACCGCCAGCCATTATATACTACCTTTGTTAATGTCCACTTCCAAACCTTCTAAACGTAGAAGATGGGGAAGAGTGTATGACAACTTAAATGCACGACGTCTAAACTGTCCAAGCTGGTCAATCTTAGGAAGGTCAGCATTAAAGTTTAATGTACGAGCTGTACTAAATGTCTTGTAGTCATCATCTGACCACTGCACTGATACCGCTATGTCAGCTCCAGAAGAATCTGGAACATCGCCTATGATAGATAAGCGATACATGAATTTACGGTTAATGGTATCAAAGTCGAGCTTAGCAGAAGTAAAAACACAATTGATTGCTGTTCCAGCGTCTGTAAATATCGTCTCATCCATTGTATAGATGTTACCGTTGGTTTTATCCAACATGTAAGCGCTGCCATTAGGACCGTCGGTAGCGTGTGAGCATAAGAACGATCCTGAACCTGTACTCCATTCGTGCCACATTTTTGTATCAAAGCTGTATACTAATGTCCTGTTAGTTAAACAAATCACATAACATTTCTGTCCAGAAACACGGATACAGAATGCCTGTGCATTAGGAAGAGCAGAGCCTTCTGCAAGAAGAGCACTCTTTACTGCAGGGATACCAATCTCAGTTGCTTTAAATCCATCGATGGTCCACACTGTGTGTCCACCGTTATTTGTCTCTCCAATCATAATAACCTCTACCTCAGTTTGTACAACCGAGTCTCTGGCAGCAGCACCAAACTGTTGCACAGCAGAGTCATGACGTCCTAGAGGACTTCCTGTAGCATTAGCTACGTCATATAAGTATTCAACGCTACTAGAACCTACAGCATAGATGTAGTTGTTGTTCTTAGTTAGGGTTACAATCAAATCAGGATACATCTCAGCAGAAATAAAATCTCCTGCTGTCCATGTTAGTGGGTCATCTAGGTTGCTGTTATATACGTCAGCAGTTCCTTGTTTAGCCACAAATATGTAAGCATCAATAAAAATAGGTACAGGAACATGAGGCGTAGGAAAGTTGGCATCTGTAATCTTTGTAGATGTAGTGGAATCACTAAAGACATAACCATCTGTTCCGTCTAACAAGATAAGAGAAACAGTACCCGTACTGCTTACAAATTCTGTAAATCCAACAGTACCTGTAGATGTTGCTAGGGTAAGGACGTTAGTTCCATTAGCATAAACCTTATTACCGACTACAGCCATACAGTATCCTGTACCGCCTTTAACCCAGTAATAAATGCCCCGTCCTTCTCCTGAAGCAGTTGTGAAAGCCGTCGACACACCTGGACGGCTCTTAATAAAATACTTGCTTTGATCGCCAACAGGACTCTTAATAACCTCCACCATCATGTTTAACAGACGGAAGTCCTGTGCAGCATTAGTACCACGCTGTTGAGGATTGGAGATAAAATTGACTCTCTTGGTTTCGTATGTCTGAATTGCTGGAGTTTTACTGTATGGCATTACATAGTCTTTCTACCAGCAGTGTCTGGTTGGAAGAATATACCACCCTCTTCAGTACCGAATGACAATGCCTTATCGTGGAAGAACTCAGCTTCTTTAGCCAGCAATTGTCTGTCCTGTAAGGGCATACCATATTCTGGAGACAATCTGTGAGCTAGTCCATAGATGATTGCTTCTGTCCATTCTGACGGAAAGTCAATATCATCTGTAGAAGCTGTCATGTCCTCAAAAGGAGTTTGATAGCGTAGAGTAATTGTAGTGACAGAATCATTGGGCTTAGGCCACAAGTTGATTACACCGTACTCACGCAGAGGTTGGTAATACAAGTTAACGGGTGTGCCTGAAGACAAAGCTAAAGGCAGCAAATCGTAGTTGTAGTTTGTATAAACGTTCATAGGAACGTTAGAGAAATTAGTTGTTTGGTTACGCCAAGCCTGTATAACCTTGAGGGGTTTAGACACGTTAAACGTTTGACCAACACCAATGTTGTATGCTGCAGTTCCCTGTGTTACAGTGAATGTGTAACTCTTAATTGACCAAAGGGGCATGCCGTCTGTTTCAAAGCCCTTAATCATAGCGTTAAGAGCTTGTGTTGCATCAGTTATTTGATAAGTCTCTGGAGAACTACCTCCTGACAAAACCCCAAGTTTCCGCAATGCCGCAGAAATAATCTCGTTTCTGTTAAGTTTCCAAGTAGTTGTGCCCGAAGTGCTCATAATTAACCCGCTTGTTTGTGATATTCGTCCTCAGTTAAAATACCTGGTAGGTACTTCTTTTGGGGATTAAAAATTGTTAGTTTCTGTTGCCGCATTTCTGGGGCAAAGGATATGTGAGTCCATTTACCATATTCATAAATCATCTGGTCAAACTTAATACCAGAAGCTTCTATGGCTTTACACACTGCATAAGGATTACCAAAGGGGGATACAAAGTCTATTGCCCAACCATCCATATGGCTAGACACCTTGCTACCACCCACTGCCACATTTACATCTGGCAGACGAATCCAAGAGTTTACAGAAATGGATTTACCAAGGAGTGCCCTCACTTGTTCCATACCGATTGCTGCCTTCTTCATGTTCTCAAGTTGACGAGCATCGGGTTGATTGTTAATACCCAAACGGATGGCTGTGTCCGAGTGGGTTGCTTCTTCCAAGCTAAAGTGTTCGGAAAGATTCATTTCTTTTTCATTTCAGCAAGTTTCTCAATTGTACGACCACCAAAGTATGCACCCATTATTAGCATACCCCATTGTCCTAACAACTGAACATAAGACTCATTTGCATTTAAACCAAAAGCACTCATCATAGCAAACAGGAAGTATCCCATAAAAATAGCTACAAGGCTCATAGGACGTATGTTCTTAGACAACCAAGAGTCAGACGACATGTCTGCATCCCAGCGTTTAGAAATATTGTCGTTCTCATTCTTGCCTGCATCTGCAGCAACTTTAGCAAACTCTAGTTCAAGTTCTGCTATTTTCTGTGCTGCTGCAGGATCACCTGCAATGGCTTTAGCAACTTCTTCTACACTTTCTGAAACACCTAGTCTAGATGCTATTGCAGACACCGCAGCACCACCTAAAGGACCAGCTACTGCTGTAGCCAATGTTGGAGCTATGTTTTTAAGTAGCCCTAGCAAATCATTCATTGTTGTTCCTTTTACATGTTTCAAGTTGTCGTTCAATACGAGCAACGTTTTTATTAGCCAACTTACGTTCTTCTTTGGACCACCATATAGCAACAAGAGTTACTGTAACTAGATAGCATGCGGATATAATTACAGTTAAAATCCCCAACGTCGTACTCGATCCAACTCCACTAGTTCTTGAAGCGCCCATAAGTTTCCTATAATAAAGATAATGGCACAAACAATAGCTGCTGCAATCCAGGAATATTCTTCAAATAGTTGTAGTTGATATTCCCGTTTAAGTTTGGCTATACGTTCTAGCTCATCTTGTTTCTTTTTAAGAAGCGCTCGTTCTTCTATAAGTCTGTCTCGTTCTTCTGTGATTTCAGTCCATAGGTCAGGCATCCCTAGCTCCCAGCGCACCATGTGCTCTAGGTCAGCGTAATACCTTCTAATTTGTCTAACACGCATAACATTGTCAATGGCTTCTTGTGTAACGTTGCGTGGTTTACCAGCCAACACATCAGCCTTACGTTGAACCTTTTGTTTTTCGTGTTCTTCTTCTAGAGTTTGTTGTCCTACAAAGAAAGAGGACAAGAATCCTCCAACTTCTTCACCAATGTGAGCTACTTCTTTTCCAGTCGCTTTAAGTTCTTTGTAAACAGAAATGCAACCTTGTATGCCGCTATACGCAGCCTTACAAGTAGCAAAGATGGTTATTGGGTCAATTTTATCCTCACTTAAGGTGGGTTAACATTGCGAATAATGTGCCTGTCATGCCTGTTAGCATAATGCCACAAGCTCCTATTAGAATGCCTTCTAAGCGCTTTAAACGGGCATTAATGACAGCATAACGTTCGGCACATACCTGCTCATGGGCAGACAACTTGGCGTCTGTAGCGTCAATTGTTGCCATCTATTATCCCTTCGGATATTTAGCTTTAACTGCTAGGCAGTCGGCAATGTATTTGTCAATCTGCGCTTGGTCACCTTTGGCTATGCCATCCAAATAGTCAGTAAATGGGGGATATTCCGCTTGGCGTTTGGCTATGTAGGCATGAGCATCTATATAGGCTTGAGCTAACGCAAGGTCATACGACACAGAATTCCCATCTACATCAAAAGCCTTGTCTCCAAACATTGAAGCAATGTTTGAATGTGTTGCGATGATTGCTTGATTTATGTTCATGCTGCAATTTCCATAAGAATTAAATTTGAATAACCAGAACTTCCTGGAGAAGTTTGATAGTTGTTTATCTGAATTCCAGTTGAAGACATTTTGTATTGAAGTTTGTAAGTCAGACTAGATGTTGATGCTGGAGAATGTAAATAACTTGCGCCATATGCTCCCCAATTTGAACTTCCTGCGCCTCCTGGTATATATTGGTCAATAACTCCAAATATTTTATTTCCACCTCCATCAGCAATTTGTAATATGCAACCTTGTAAAGTTGTATTTCCAACATAAGTACATACTCCTTGAACAGAACAAATACAGAGAATTTTGTTAGAAGCAGAACTTGGAGTAATTGATGCAGAAAAACCAGACACATCAACGAATGCACCAGATGCGGTAGAGTTTGTGTAATATGTTGAATAATTAACACTCACCACCTGCAACACAGTGCCTGCGGGCAATTTACCAACTAGAGCTGCTTTTTGTACGGTATCAATACCGTTTGTTCCGTCGACAATTACACTCATGCTTTATTCTCCAATGCTTCTATGCGAGCTACTAGGGTGTCGTTTATTGCTTTTAGTT